GTGGACGAGTATGAAAAAGTAATTGTGTCCAAGCTACAACAAATTGATATTGAAAAAAGCCAGTATGAGGAACACATATTAAACCTTTTATACAACACCACCACCTATTAATTGTTGCTGTTGTGCTTGTGCTTCCTGTATAGCCTGTTGCATTTGTGCTTCTTGTTGCATTTGTGCTTTAATTTCTTCAATAAGTTCTTGTTTTTTTGGTATAACACCTTCTGGAACTCTTTCTAAATATTGGATAAAATTAATTTTATCACCAGCTAATAAGTTGTCTAAAGTTTCCAGTGCAGTTACTAAGCTCCACGCTGAACTTGGCCCAACGTCAATTTTTAATTTTAACCGCATTTTTTTAATTAAACTAAAATCAAATCTTATTACTTGTTTAACACCATTGAGAGTAACTGCTATATCACGAATTCCATATTTAGATCCCATAATGTCAAGCCAGATATAACCAACATCTTCTACCCACTGATATAAGTTAGCTTTATTTGTCTCCAGAGGGATCGACGCCGCCTGGTGGACGGCGATAAAAGCTGATCGGTTGTCCGGTTTTACATCTCCTAAAGCTATATCTGAAGCTCCTAGAAAATCTTTAGTATACTTGATCGCGAAATCAATTACTTGCATAACTTGAGATGACATATTACCAGGTTTTAAATAAGCAGCAACTTTAGATACATCTTGACCACCAGATACAGCTATAGCCTGACCAATCATATTATTCCATTCATCTATAACACTAGAATCATATACAGCTTTTGGAAAAGATGTATGCATTGCATTTAACATAACCATTGCAAACATTTTGTTAATAAACATCTGATTGGGTACTAATCCTGTACCTAATGCCTGACCTATATAACTGTTTTTTCGCTTATCCCAAAACATATTTGCTATAGAATAGAGCTTATACTCAGTATCAACATTTTCTCTTATTTTAACAGATCTGGTAGATTTACTATAAAAAACATTGCCTGTTTTCTTATCTTTCCAAAATTTTATAAGTGCAATAGTTTTACCTGTGTTATCTCCTGATGTATCAAGTTCAATCTTCGCCCTATCTCCGCTTTGTTCTTGAGTGTCATTATCTCCAACAATCATATTAACTTTTGATTCTTCAACACCATATTTTCTAGCTTCTTCACGTAGATCGGATACTAACTCACGAAAAGAGATCAAAATATACGGTTGTTTCTGTACACGATAGTCATTTGGATTACCGAAGAATACATTAACATTATCTGGTAATTCAAATTCTATAGCACCTTTTGCTTCTTGTCCAATATCAGTATCATAGTTAAAAAAATTGTAAGCAAAAGCATTACCGGATAATATAGCATCAAGTAAGGCTTGACGAAGATTACTATTCATCTTCAGATCTTCCCAAAGAACCTCAGAGTATGCTGATACAATCTCTGCTGTTTGTTTGGCTAAAATATCTTGCGGATCTTCTGAATTATCACTAATATTTTCAGGAACAAATTGCATTTTAACTTCCTGCGACATAATAGCAGCTATGAAATAATTAATAATTCGTTTAAAGATGTTAAATATTGGAGTAGGATTACCTTCCGATGCACAACCATGCCACTGATCCCCTGAATAGAA